ACAAATGGGTTTAACTGCTTTGTCTATTTTAAATGATGCTTTTCAAATGAGCGCAGGAAAAAGCGAAAAAGACCAACGCAAAGCGTTTAAGGCACAAAAAGCGTTTAACCTTGCTTCAGCTTTAACAAATACTTATTTAGCGGTTGCAAGTGCATTGGCGTTAAACCCAAAAGATAGTTTATTTCCCGGACAACGTTTTGTTGAAGCAGGTTTAGCAGGTGCAGCAGGAGCGGTTCAAGTTGCTAAAATAGCAAGTACACAATTTACAAGTTCGGCAACTTCAGCGGACACAGGCGGAAACAATGGAGGAGCGCCAACAATGTCAGCACCACAATTTAACGTAGTAGGGCAAAGCGGAATTAATCAACTTGCAAGTTTAAACCAACAACCGATACAGGCTTATGTAGTTTCAGGACAAGTAACATCACAACAGGCGTTAGATAGAAACAGATTAGCAAACGCAACTTTAGGTGGTTAGAAAATACAACAAACAAACAATAACTTAATTAAATAGATATGCGAATAGTTGAATTAATCATAGACGAAAAAGACGAAACAAGCGGAATAGACGCAGTTTCAGTTGTTGAAAGTCCAGCAATAGAAAGCGACTTTATAGCACTAAAAAAACACGAAATAGAACTCAAAGAAGTTGATGCTGAAAAGCGAATATTAATGGGTGCGGCTTTAATTCCTAACAAACAAATTTACCGCAAGAACGACAAGAACGAAGAATACTATATTTACTTTTCAGAAGAAACGGTACGCAAAGCAAGTGAATTGTTTTTTATGAACTCAAACCAGAACAACGCAACTTTAGAACACAAGCAAAAGTTAGACGGAATGAGTGTTGTTGAAAGTTGGATTACAGAAGAAAAAAACGACAAAAGTATGAACTACGGTTTTAACTTTCCAAAAGGTACTTGGGTTATTTCTATGAAAGTAAACAACGATGACATTTGGAATAAAGTAAAATTAGGCGAAGTAAAAGGATTTTCTATTGAAGGATATTTTGCAGACAAATACGAAATGAGTTTAGTAAATGAAGACCAAATTTTAATGGACAAAATCAAAGAAATTATTTTAAATGGCGAAGCAAACTAACGTTAAAGTTCATCTTAAAAAACCGAAAGTTAAACGTGCAGGAGTTCACGCAAAAACACGCAATAGCAAATTAAAGTCAAGTAAAAATTATACAAAAACTTATACAAGACAAGGACGTTAAGTTTAAAAAACAAGAAAAATGCAAATTTGATTTAAGGCGGTTTTAATGCGATTTAAAGAACTTTAGTTTTATATGAAGGTATAATACCTTTTTTAAGCGAACTGCGTTCTTGTGCGTGGGCGTGGGTTACAAAGGCACAAAAAAAAAATATAAAAAAATGGCAAAAATAGTAAAACAAGGCAAAATAAAAAGTCAAACAAGTCCAAAAGGCGGTCAACGTGGTTGTCTATGTAAAGACGGAAAAACGTACAATGTAAAATGTTGTGACGGTACTTTACAAGCTCAAGGAATAGGAAGCGTTTAATTGAAAATACAACAAATAAAAAACAATTTAATTATAGTTATATGAACACACTACAAAACGTTTACGATAGGTTGTCCGACAAAACGGAATTAGCAAAACACGAAGTTGAGTTAGCAAGTATTAACGATTTAAAAAAAATTATTGAAAATGGAAAATCTATATATAAAAACGGTGTTCAATTTGTAGATAAAAAAGACGCTTTAAAAAAAGAAGCGCTTAATTTAAATGGTCATGCAAAAGCATTATTAAGTGGCGGTCAAAAATATCTTAATGAGTTTTTATCTTCCGCAAAAGAATTAGGAATAAATATTAATCAAATAAAAGAAGTTCAAGAAGTTGAAGATATTTTAGGTGTTTTAAATACAATAGAAAAACAAACATCTGCATTTATAAAATAAACAAAACAAACAAAACACGAAATATGAAAACAAGCGTAATTAATCAAATCAAAACACTTTTAGGAATGGAAGTGAAATTGGAGACAATGAAGTTAATGGACGGAATAACAATTTTTGAAGCAGACGCTTTTGAAATGGACAAAGAAGTTTTTATTGTAACTGAAGACGAACAAAAAATTCCTGTTCCAATCGGAGAATATGAATTAGAAGACGGACGTATTTTAGTTGTAGAAGTTGAAGGTATTATTTTAGAAATAAAAGAAGTTGCAACAGAAGAAGAAGTTGTTGAAGAAGAAGCTCCAGTAGTAGAAGAAGAAGTTGAAGCACAAGCAACACCAACAGCAAAGAAGACCGTTGAAAGCATAGTTAAAGAAACGTTCTTTGCAGAAATAGAAAAATTAACACAAGAAAATATAGAGTTAAAAGCACAAATCGAATTACTATCTAAAGTTGAAGAAGTTGCAACAGAAGCAACCGAACTTGCAGAAGTAAAACCAATTGCGTTTAACCCTGAAAACACGAATGAAGTTGAACACTTTCAATACGCAAGTAAAAGACCACGTTCAATAATGGATTCAATTATAGAAAAAATAAACAATTAATATTAACAATTTAAAAACTTAAAAAATGCCATTTGGAACAAATCCAGTAATTACCACAACTTACGCAGGTGAGTTTGCAGGTAAGTATTTAGCAGCAGCTTTATTAAGCGCACCAACATTAGAGCAAGGCGGAGTATCAATACTTCCTAACGTTGCCTACAAACAAGTTATGCAAAAAGTAGCTACAGGAAACATCGTAGCAAACGCAACTTGTGCTTTCACAGCTTCAGGAACGGTAACGTTAACTGAACGAGTATTAACAACAGAAGAGTTTCAAGTAAATCTTGAACTTTGCAAGTTAGATTTGGCGCAATCTTGGCAATCGGCAAGTATGGGTTATTCAGCGTTTAAAACGTTGCCTAAAACTTTTGCAGATTTTTTAATTGCACACGTAGCGGCTAAAGTAGCAGCTAAAATTGAAACTACAATTTGGGCAGGAACTAACGCAACAGCAGGAGAGTTTGACGGTTTCAAAACTTTGATGTTAGCAGACGCAGACGTTATTGACGTTTCATCTCCACTTACAACAACTTTAGACGCAACAAATGTAATCGGTGAAATCGGCAGAACTGTAGATTTAATTCCAGCAGCACTTTACGGAAACGAAAATTTAAGAATTTATGTATCTCAAAAAATTGCTAAATTGTACGTTCGTGCTTTGGGTGGTTTTGCAGCTTCAGGTTTAGGAGCAAACGGAACAAACACACAGGGAACACAATGGTACACAAACGGAAGTTTATCTTACGACGGTATTCCAATTTTTATGGCTAACGGACTTGGAGCAAACAATATGGTTGCAACAACAGTAGATAACTTGTATTTCGGTTGTGGACTTTTAAATGATAGTTCACTTGTAAAAACTCTTGATATGGCGGATATTGACGGAAGTAACAATGTAAGAGTAATTTTACGTTACAACGCAGGTATTCAATACGGAATTGGTTCGGACATCGTTCTTTACGGAGTATAACATTAAATAAAAAGCGGAGCGTAAAAGTTCCGCTTTATTTTATTCACATTAAAAAACAAAAAACGAGATGGCTTGTTTATTAACACACGGTAGAGCTGAAGTTTGTAAAGAATTTGTAGGCGGTATAAAGTCAATATACTTTATTAACTACGGGGAAATGGGTGCAATTACTTACAATGCAACAGCAGATTTAGAAGACGAAATTGATATTATTGCAGGAGTTACAACACTTTTTAAATACGATTTGAAAGGCGCAAACTCTTTTGAGCAAACAATTACAAGTTCACGAGAAAACGGAACAACATTTGTAGAACAAACTTTGACTTTTACAATTAAAGGTTTAGATGCAACAACTACAAAGCAAATGAAATTACTTGCTTGGGGTCGTCCACACGTAGTAATTAAGACAAACGCTAACAATTTCTTTATAGCTGGACTTAATCACGGAATGGATGTAACAACAGGACTTGTTTCAAACGGTACTGCAATGGGTGACTTAAACGGTTACACAATGACATTGGTAGGACAGGAGCCAATTCCTGCAAACCATTTGTCTGTTACTTCACCTTACACAGATGCTTTATTAATTAGTAGTTGTTTCACAGGAGCAACAGTAGACGTTGACTAAAATTAAAAAAAATTATTTTTAAAGCCGTTCTTAATAGTTCGGCTTTTTTTTTGTCTTAAAAATTGAACAAAAACACGAATATTTAATTATACTAATATGATAGTATTAACGCCTTCTACAAGTCCGCAAACGTTTAGTTGTATTCCACGAGACAACACGTTTAACGTTATGGAAATAACAGACGAACAAACAAACGTTACTACTACAATTACAATTACTTCAAGAACGGTAGGTGATTATATTTATACAATAACAGCAACTTACGCATTAATAGAAGGACACACCTATACATTAGTTTTAAAATACGGAACTAACATAATTTACAAGGATAGAATATTTTGCACAGCACAACCTTTAGTTACATTTTCGGTTAACAATAATCAATATGTTTCTAATTCCACAACTAACGATTTTATAGTTTATGAGTAATATACACGTACTTAATTTGTCGGCTTACACTTCACCTGTTATTTCGGAAACAAACCGAGAAAATTGGGTTGACTTTTTAACTGAAGAAGGCGACCAATACTTTCAATTTTTAATTGATAGATATAGCAATTCAACAACGAACAACGCTATTATAAACAACGTAGCACGATTAATTTACGGAAAAGGTTTAAGTGCATTAGACGCTAATAAAAAACCAAATGAATACGCACAAATGATGTCTTTGTTTAACAAAGAAGACGTGCGAAAAATGGTTTTGGATAGAAAAATGTTTGGACAATTTGCCGTTCAAGTACACTACAACGACAAGCACGACAAAATATTAAAAGCATATCATATTCCTGTTAATCTTTTACGAGCTGAAAAATGCGATAAAGACGGAAACATAACAGGATATTATTACAGCGACAATTGGGAAGACACTAAAAAATATGCACCAATTAGATTTAACGCTTTTGGTTATTCAAAAGAAAAAGTAGAAATTTTATTTTCTAAACCTTATTCGGTTGGAATGAAATATTACGCATATCCTGACTATCAAGGTGCGTTACCTTACACACTACTTGAAGAAGAAATTGCAGACTATTTAATTAACGAAGTTCAAAACGGATTTAGCGGTACTAAAGTTGTAAATTTTAACAACGGAATTCCAACAGATGAACAACAAAGTATTATTTCAAACAAAGTTTTAAGCAAACTAACAGGAAGTCGTGGACAAAAAGTAATAGTTGCTTTCAATAACAACGCTGAATCAAAAACAACAGTTGAAGATATTCCATTAA